CTCTCGTTGCGCCCGCGCCGTGTCCGGGTCGATGCCGGCCAGCAGGTCGTCCTGGTCGGGGAGGTCGGCGACCTTGGCAAGTTCGGAGGGGGTCTGGATGATCTTGCGGTCGTAGAGCTGCAGCGCGTAGGCGGCCTGCGCGGCGCGGGAACGGGGGATGACCGAGTCGAGGGGGACGGTTGCCGTGGTCTGGCCGAGCAGGTCACCGCCGGACCAGGAGATCGCTTCGGGCACGTTGCCGGGAAGGTGGACGGTCGACGTCCGTGTCTCGTTGACGTTGGCTTCCCACAGCTTCAACACCATCGACGCCGACCGCGCCCAGCATTCGCCGAGTGTCTTGGCCAGCGCCCCGACCGGGGTGTCGTCGTTCTCGGAGAGGATCGACAGGGCGACACCGGACTCGATGCCGGTCGGCGCTTCACCGCGGGAGATGTCGTGGACGCCGAGGATGTCGTCCATCGCCGACTCCAACATCGACGGCTGACGAATCCACCAGTCGGGCATCACCGGCGGCGCCTCGTAGGCCGGCTTCTGCCCGTTGATCGGGTTGAACTCGACCGCTTCGCCGGGCGTGTCGGTCAGCTCGTCGATGTCCTCCAGGGCGCCCATCGGCACCCACAGCCGGGCGTTGCCGCACAGCTTCATGTGTTCGACGATCGACGACCACGACATGTTGTAGAGGGCTTGCACCGACACGGCGTCGGAGACGGGGGTGTGCCCGACCCAGCGGCCGTGGATCGGTTCGACCTTGGCGACGGCGATGTTGAGCCGGTCGTTGAACGGGAACGGCCACTCACCCTGATCGACGATCTCGTTGCCGACGACGGTGACGACCCGGCCCGGCTCCATGTCGCACGGCCGCTCCCAGTAGGTGAGCACCATCGTCAACGGGACCGTCTCGGTGCGGTCGACGTCGGTCAGTCGCCACACCATGTCGGCGGCACGGGCGTCGGGCTTGGGGTCGGCGGCGAGCCCGTACATGGAACGCACGTCGGGCGGGGGGAGGGCGACACCTCTGATCCACCAGCGGCCCGTCTCGATGTCGCGGGTGCCCGGTTCGCAAGCGATCTCGTGCAGCGAGACGACGGACAGGCGGACGTCGCCGGTGCCGACCGTCTGACCGCGTTCGTTCATCGCCACCGGTGTCCCGACCCGCCAATCCCATTCGACGCACAGCCCGGCGACACCGGCCTCCCACGCCGAGTAGGCATGGTCGAGACGGAGGATTTCCCACGACTGCGACCGTTGCGCCTCGACCAGCGCGGCCTCACCGATGCGCGAGGCGCGGGCCGCGGCGTCGTCGGCCGATGTCGGCGGGACGTCGAAGGCGAGCGCCCGCCGCATCAGCTTGGCGATGATCCGCCGCGAGTCCGGCCCCAGGCGAGGGACAGTGGCGCGGACCCGCGACGGCTCCCGTGGCAGTTCCTCCAGCCGGCCCGAGGTGCGGTTCCAGTAGACCCATTGGCGGTTGCGGAGGAACATGGCGTTGACCGCCGCCTGCTCGCGTTCCTGCCGTGTCGCTCGTACCCCTCGATCCCACAGGGCGCGCACCTTCCCCGCGGTGATCTCGTCGCCCGGCTGGACCGGGGTGGGCAGCGACAGGTCGGTCACTTCACTCGCCTCAGTCGCGGGTTGGCCCGCTTGGCGGCGGGACTGGCGCGGCGGGCGCTGGCGGCGAGGATCGCCCCGGCCCGCTCCATGCCGATCCCCTTCTTGCGGGCGATGCTGCGCTGCACGTTCTTGAACCCGGTCGGCCCCGCCCGTTTCCGGGCGATGGCGCGGGCATGGTCAGACGCCGCGCTCACAGCACCAGCCACCCCAGGGCGACGCAGGCCAGGCCGGCGGCGACGAGCGCACTGTCGATCGGCACCGGCCGGGCGATGACGCGGATGATGAAGGCGATGATGAACACGATGAAGGCGACGAGGAACAAGATGTCGGCCAGGTCGACGTTGCCCGATTCGATGTCAGCGAGCATGAGCTACCCCTTTCACAGTCCGACCGCCAGCTTCGGTTCCTCGCGGTCCGGTTTCGGTTGACCGTTGCGGTCGAGGGCCAGCACCTCGCCGCTGTGCCGAGCGATGGCTCGATCCACGAGGTTCCGTCGTTCGACGGCCCACTCGCGCCGTTCGGTGACATGGGTCCGTTCGGCGACGCCCAGCACAACGGCGAGCGCGATGACCGTGAGGCCAAGTGCGACGGTCACCGCGGTCAGTGCGATCTCGATGCCGCTCACAGCGTCTCCATGACGTCGACCACCCGTGTCGGCAGGGCGTCGCGGATGTCGCCCAGCGCCCGCCGCAGCTCGGCGCATTCACGGCGCAGCTCCTTGTTCTCACTGCGCAGCCGTTCGTTGGCGGCGAGCACGTTGTCCTCCGGCAGCTCCCAGCCCAACTGTTGCATCAGCAACCGCACCGCCAGCTCGGAGACACACAGCCGGCCCCACGCCGGCAACGTGTCCAGGTTGACGTCGAGGTCGATGATCCGTTCGCCGGGCGCCAGCTCGTAGCGGCCGGTGATGAAGCAGCCACCGGTGACGACGTCGACGGGATAGGCGGGCCGGAGCTGCATCAGGCCAACTTGTCGAGGATTCCGACCCGGCCCTTGCCCGCTTCTTCGGCGGCGATGATGTCGCCGACGTACTCGGGGTGTGCCTCGGCGTAGGCCAGCACTTCGTCGACGGTGTGCTCGGCTGGGTCGAACACCTCATCGGGGTCGAACTCCTCGACCTCGGGCTCACCACCTTCTTCGGGTGGCTCCTCCGGTGGCTCCTCCGGCGGGTCGGGTTGGGCGACGACACCGGCGAAGGTGAAGCCGAGCGCGTTGGACAGCCCGCCGGGATCGCGGACCTGGATCGGCACCGTCCCCGACACAGCCGCCGTCGCCGGCTGGACACCGGTCGTCAGCTCGGTGTCGGAGACGAACGTGGTCGTCTCCTCACCGCCGTTGAACACGATGACCGACGTGTCGCCGAACCCGGTGCCGAGCACCCGCAGCGTCAGCGGCGCCCCGCCGACGACGGCATGGTCGGGGTCGAGCGAGGACAGCACCGGTGGCGCCCCGCCGTCGACGACGACCTCCTGACTGGACTGGATGACGGTGCCGGCGACGAGCACCGACAGCGTCGCCTGGTAGGTGCCGGGGCCCGCGTAGCTGTGCGTCCACCCTCCGGCGTCGCGGCGGACCGGACTGCCGTCACCGAAGTTCCATTCGACGTTGGAGTCGGGCAGCCCGAGGTCGGCGTCGTCGGCGAGGTCGAAGCGGACATCGGTCGGCCCGTCGCCGTCCGCCGTGGTGAACAGTCCGGTCGGCGGGTGGGCGAGCACGACGTCGCTGGTGCTGTAGCCGGCGTCGGGGAACGTGGCGTCGAGCAACGGCTGGACGGCGGCGGCGTCCAGTTCGCCACGGTTCGCCTTGCGGATGGCGGCCACCACCGGCTGCCAGTTGACGAACGCCCAGCTCACCGGCTGACCGGTCAACCCCCAGTTGCGCAGGTCGACGGGGACCGTGTCGCCAGGATCGAAGGCGGACGGCTCGACGGCTTCGGTTTCGGTGTCGGTCATCTGATCCTCCCCAGGACGGGATGCATGTGGTTGGAACGGTTGCGGCGCTCGACCTGCGCCCAGCACTTCTCGGCCAACGTCTCCGGTTCGTGACGCACCTTGCGGGGGGCGACGGCCCGCTTCGACAGTTCGGCGCAGGCGTAGGAGAGGACGTCGACCTGGTCGTCGTGGGCGGCGGCCGGGAACGACACGACCTCATCGAGAAACTCGGGCAGCCACGGCGCCGAGCGGGGCAGGTACACGCGGCCGGCGTCGACGATGGCGTTGGCCGTCTCGGCACGGGCGAACTTGTTGCGGTCAGGGTTGAGCCAGCGCAGCACGACACCGTTGCGTTGCACCGTGTCGAACAACGACAGCGTCGCCATCTGCCGTTCGATGCCGACCCACGCCGGCCGCCACTCGTCCCACACCGACTGCACCAACGGGGCGTGCTCGGCGTGCTCGACACGCACCCGGCGCAGGTCGAGCAGCATCAGCGAATGCGGGTCGGTGGGCGCCACCGCCCACGTCGCGCACACCGTGTAGTCGGAACGGCGGGACCGGGTGAACGCCGGGTCCATCGTCGAGAACCGCCAGCACTCCTTGTCGTCGACGGTGTGCTCGCCGAGGGTGTGGAACGTGCCGTCGCCGATGGTGCGCGTCGTGAAGTAGCGGAAGGCGTTGCGGCGGAACAGGCCACCGCCGACCGGGATCGGTCGCTGCTGGTACATCGCCGCCCAGGCGGTCGGTCCGACGTCGGTGCGGATGCCGGCGAGGGCGACCTCGTCGAACCGCTCCGGGCACAACGCCTGCCCCGGTGTGCGGTCCAGCGGGTCGTCGTCCTCGGCGATGGCGGGCATGCGCAGCCGCTCGATGCGCATACCCGTCTCGGCCGCCAGCAGGCGGGCGATCAGGTCGTCCTCGTGCCAGCGGGACATGATGACGATGACCTTGGCGCCGGGCTCGCGGCGGGTCAGGAACACCGACTGCCACCACTCCCACAGGTGGTCGCGCATCACCGGTGACTGCGCCTCCTCGACGTTCTTGATCGGGTCGTCGACGATCATCAGGTGACCGCCTTTGCCGATGATCGGACCGCCCGCACCGGCCGTGCCCATCCCCCCATCGGCGCCGACCAGCTCCCAGCGGTGCGACGCCCGTGACGTCTGGTCGATCTCCACCCCGTAGCGGGGGCCGTGCTCGGCGACGTGCTCGCGTGCCTTGCGTCCGTGGGTGGCAGCGAAGTCAGCTTCGTACGAGGCGAGCAGGACACGCTTGCGGTGCTTGATGACGTACCAGGCCGGCGTCCACCGCGAGCACAGCTCGGTCTTGCCGTGACGGACCGGCTCCTCGACGATGAGACAGTCGCAGGCGTCGCGTTCGATCATCGCCACGATCCGCTCCGACGTGTGGACGAGGTGGCGGTACGGCCGCCACATGTCGTGCGACAGTCGGGCGGCGAACGAGGCCGGGGAGGCGAGGGCGATCTCGGCGTCGAGGAGGTCGGCGACCCATGCCTGCTTGTCCGGCGACAGACTGGCGACGTTCTCCGGCGTCAGCTTGCGCAGCTCGTCGAGCAGGACACTCACGGGTCAGTAGTTCCCGACGTACTTCTTGACGTCGCCACCGGCGATGGCGCCGACGTTGTTCCACGAGTAGACGATCTTCTTCGTCGCCACGTCGACGACGCCACCGGCGACGCGGAGCGCGGCTTCGGTGCCGTCGACACCGTCCATCGTCTGTGCGCTCTTGCCGTCGCCGAGGACGAACGTCCCGCCGGTGTCCTTGTTCTTGGCTGCTCGGAGCATGGTGTCGTCGTCCTCCAGTGGTGGTGGGGATGGGGTTGGCCCGGTGCCGCCACCGGCGAGCATCTGGTCGATGGTGCGGGTGTCGGACCACCGCGTGTCGAGCACGGCGAGGTGCAGCCACAGCGCCCACGGCTGACCCATCTGCGAGCCGGGTGTCTGCTGCCGCCAGCCGCAGTCGGGCGACACCTGCGCCGGCCGGCCGGACTGGGCGGGCGGCCTCCAGATGCGGCAGCCGACATAGTCGTGGACGGCTTGGATGCCTAGCTCCAGGCTGTTGTTGATGAGCCACGGCATCGCCTCGTTGAGCATCCGCGAGCGGCCCATGCCGGGGTCTTGGTACCGCCAGTCGTGGGCGGCGCCGGAGGCGTGGTCGGACGGCTTCGATCCGCCGACGACGGGACGGGGGACATAGCACCCGAGGTCTTGACCACCCCACCGGTCACGGAGGTACTTGCCGAGCGTGACCAGCAGCGGCGAACACCGCTTCGGGTCGGGCGACATCGGCTTCGCCCCCCAGTCATAGAACTGGGTCTGGACCGTCAAGCGGGATCAGTCCGCTTCGGGTTCGGCAGGGGTTTCGGTGTCGTGGCCGGAGTCGTCCTCGTCGCCGAGATCGTCGGGCTCTGCCTGCTCAGGCGCGTTGCTCATGGTCGCACAGTGGCACGCCTGTTGACATGTTGCAACGATCTGTAGCAGGCTGAGTGCATGGAGGATCGCCCAGCGCACACCGGCCGCGTGTGGATGACCGGCGAGGACGTCGCCCGCGAGTACGACCTGTCGCCCCACACGGTGAAGGCGTGGCGCTACCGGGGACAGGGTCCGCCCTTCTACCGGATGCACCGGGCGATCCGCTACCGCCGCAGCGAAGTGGAGGAATGGCACCGCCGCACCCGCCGTGAGGGCGCCGGCATGGTGCCGGCGTGAGCGGCACGCTGCACCCGTGCCTCGACTGCGGCCGGCTGGTGCAAGGCCAGCGCTGCCTCGCATGTCGATGGCGTCACGACCGCGAGCGGCCGACCGTGTGCGCGTGCCGTCATCCGCGGCCCGAGCACTTGACGATGTGGGGCTGCGACCAATGCGACCGCTGTGGGCGCCTGATCGTCAAGGAGCTGACGCCGGCATGACCCTGTTCGACGCCGACCAGTACGGCCAGGCCCGCCCGAAGCAGACGCGCACCCGCAGACAGCGGCCAGACATGGTCCGCCTCCAACCGCCGTGGGTGCTGATCGGCCAGGCCGGCAAGACGCCCGTGGCGCACACACTGTCGCGGCGGGCCAACGACTTCGCCAACAAGGACGGCGCCGTGCTCACCGCCTGCGACCGCCGCGGCTACATCATCCCGGTCGACGGGAACCCGCTCGCCCCGGTGTGCACGCGTTGTTTCGACGACCTGATCTGACCAACCAACAGAACAGAGAGCACCATGCG